CTATTACCTAGCTATAAGAATAATCTATGGTTCAAATCAACTACAGCTGTTAATGCAAGTGAAAAACCATTAGGTAATTATTATATTTATTATCACAAAGATGATATACAATATTTGACATTATCTGGCAACAGTTATATTTCAACAACTAACCCAGGTGGAGCAAATTTTACAGGAAGTGAAACTCAAGGATCATCTAACAGTATAAACTTTTATTCAACCGTAGTCACTGGAGATTCTTTAAACGCAAGAATTGCAAACATAAGCTATTTAGGTGATACTGGAATTTGGAGTAATAAAAAAAGTTCAACTCCTGGTTCAAAAGTAATGGGAAGTTTTTCAGGTCCAAACTTAAAAATATACGCAGAAAAAAGTCCAAGTTCTGGAATGGCAACTTTAAAAATAGTTAAGACTTCAGCCAACGGTGCTGGTCAAAGTATTGTAAAAGAAAATATAGAATTAGATTTGTACGCATCAACAACCCAGGAAAACCAATTAATATATACGTTTAGTGTTGAAGATCTAAACATGTTTTCAACTTATGATGAAATATATGGAGAATTTACTTTTGAAATTGAAGTAAAATCAAACAAGAACACAAGCTCTACGGGCAATGATATAAAAATAGAAAATTATTCTTTTTCTAAAAACTATTCGCTAGAGATAGATCAAGAAGAAATTAACCCAAGCATATCTTTTAGAACAACAGGTAGTGTGAAATAATGGCAAAAATAACTAAAACAATAACAGGCCTAAAGCCAGACCAAGATTATCTAGTTGCGCTAAAGGTTAAGAATACTGAAATATCAGCAATAGATGATCCTTATGAATCTATTAGAATTCATACTCCAAAAGATCAAACCATTCCAGGTTCAATAGATATAAATACATTTTACATTTATGGAAATTATAAATCTGTTATGTTTCAATTTGAACCAACAGTAGAACTAGACGTTAGTGGCTATAAGTATGAGCTCTACTCAGATGCCCTTGGCACAACACTCATATCTTCAGGAACAGTATCATCATCTGTTTTTGCAGTAGACGTTCCAGACAATAGCAATGCAGCCGATGCCACAGTAGCCCAAACTGATGTTGTTTATTATGGAAGAGTCAAAACTATTGACACTTCTGGTAACGAAAGCGGTTGGACTCCAAGTTCTGGCCTTAAAGCTTCGACGGCTACAGACATGATCCCAGGTTCACACATTGCAAATTTAACAGCTGCAAAAATTACTGCTGGAACAATTGGTGCACACGAAATAATTCTAAAACAACAAGGTGCCCAGTCAAACATAGTTGCTCCAGCAAACATGGCGATTATAAGATCATCTAATTACAACGGTGCTTACAATAACAACACTGGAGTTTGGACTTCTGGGTCTACTGGCTGGGTGATCAGCGGTGACGGAAGAGCAGAGTTCTCAACAGCAGCAATTAGAGGAACAATCACTGCTGGATCAGTTTTCATCAACGCAAATAATAGATGGAAGAGCGACACTGCCGGCAATACAATTTCTACACCAGAATTTAAAGTAGGAACAAACGATTCGTACATATATTACAATGGAGCTTCTGAACTCGAGGTAAAGGGTAAAGTATCAGCAACAAGTGGCCAAATTGGTGGATTAACGATTGATACAACCGGGACTATTCAGTCTACGTATGGTCCAGGAGTTTCTTACTTTGGTTTTCTTTTTGCAATTGGCGTTAACAAATCAGGTATGGTTTCCGTAGGCAATAATCAATACACTTCAGTAGCTTATGACGAAGTGGTCGTTGCATCTAATGGCGCTGGAACGGTAATAAACTCTGAGGGAATAGTTTACGGAGGAGCTAATTATGGTCCTGGTCCGAGCTATAATACAATAGCATTTGGTTGGGACGGAGACTTATTTACCATTATAGACAATAACCATTGGCAGTATGTGACGTACAACATGCTTTCTGATAGAAGAATAAAAAGAAATATAGAAAATCCAGAAAGTGCATGGGTTGATAAAATTCTAAATGATGTAAAAATTTGGGAATTTAACATGCTGAACCCTTTGACTAGAGATGAAGAATCTCCATCTCAATTCCGTCAACTTGGAGTTATCGCAGATGAATTTAAGGAATTATTTCCTCAACTTGAGACCAGTCATAAATTAAAAGATCCAGATGGCAAAGATGCAGATCAATTAAGGGCTGTCAATTATGAAGGTTTAGTTCCAGCTTTGGTTTTAACTGTCCAGAAACTTAATGAAAAAATAGAAGCTCTTGAGGCAAGACTTGCGGTCTTAGAGTAAGTCTGATAGTATAGACTATCAAAATCTAAAAAAGGATGATTATTACATGAGCGAAGAACTCGAAACAGTAGAAGCAGCAGTAACGCCAGAGCCTAAAAAAGAATTCAAGATTGAGATTACTCTTTCAGAAGCTAACGTAGCATACAAGAGCGATTTCCCTGAATCAGATACGGTTTTTTGGCTTGAGTGGGTAAAAACAATCATTTTGCAAAAGACTCTTAGCAACTTAAACCAAGAAGCTAATTAAATTAATATAAAGGTCTACTATATCTTAGTATTCCCTCGTATTTAGGCGGCTAAAGAATGGCTATTAAAAAATATTTCCCTGTACGCAATGACGAGTCCGCAGGAGACTTTGTTGCTAAAAAGGTAAATCCAGAAGACTCAAAGTCAATAAGTAAGATATTTAAAGTAGCCTCCTTGGCTCTTGGATATCAAGGAACAAACTATTACTACGCAGGTAGAAGTAACTTTGAACCATCTCCTTATGACTTCGAAAGAATCCTTCAAGCAGTAGATACTGACTCATATGTCAAACAAGCTGTTTCAAAATATAAAGATCTATTTTGGAAAGAAGGCTGGAAAATAGTTGGAGAAAATCAAGAAGCTGTTTCTTATCTATACCAAAGAATAGATTACATGGAGATGGCAATGAAGAGACCATTCTTGGATCTCCTTATTGAAATGTCAGATCAGCTAATAAAATTCTCAAACGTTTTTGCCGTAAAAGCAAGAGGAGAGTTAAATGATTATTTCCCAAGAAATCTTACTCCAGTAAGTTCTACTCAACCAATAGTTGGTTATTATTTAATTCCCACTGAGCAAGTAAGAATAATGAGAGATAAGCATAATAGACCTAAAACCTATTTGCAAAGAACGGATCCATTGACTTATGCTCCTACTGACCGAGATCCAGTTTGGTCAGCTGACAGAGTAATACATTTATTCTTTGACAGAAAACCAGGCAGAGCTTTCGGTACGCCATACTTGTCTAACGTAATGGATGACGTAGTTGCCTTAAGACAGATGGAAGAAGACATCCAAAATCTTGTTCATAGAGAATTATTTCCTTTATACAAATACATTATTGGAACAGCTGATCAACCAGCAGAGCCAGATGAAATAGAAAAAGCCGCTTCAGAAATAGAAAACTTAAGATCTGAAGGTGGATTGATTCTTCCGTACAGACACGATGTCGATGTAATTGGAGTTGGCAAAGAAGGCCTTGATGCAACTAACTACTTGCAACACTTTAAAGAAAGAGTGTCTGTTGGTTTAGGCGTTGCTCCGCATCACCTTGGCATGACCATGAATGGTGGAAATAGATCTATGTCAGAAAGATTAGATACATCGCTTTATGACAAGATCAAGCAATTTCAAAAGCAATTTGCCGAGATGGTTAGATTACACATATTCAATGAACTTTTATTTGAAGGTGGATTTGATCCAATTGAAAATCCTATGGAATCATCGATGTCTGACAGATGCTACTTTAAGTTCAATGAAATAGATACCGATACTCAGGTAAAGAAAGAAACACATATCATTCAAAAATATGTTAGTTCATTAATTACTTTAACTGAGGCAAGAACTGAAATGGGAATAGATCCTGAAGCTAATATGGATGATTTATTCAGCGCAATTCAAGTGGATCAACAAAAAGATATGATAGACGCACAAGCTGCAGCTAATCCTCCTGCTAATCGAGCTGCAGGCGATAAACAGGAGCCAGCTAAAAAAGGTTCTAGAAATACACCCTCAAAAAGAAAAGGTGTTGGCAATGTTATTAGACCACAAAATCAAAATGGAAGAAAGACTTCTCCAAATATAAAAAGATCAGATCCTGATTGGATTAATACTGTTGAGAACTTGCTCCAAGAGCAATATGATGTTAAGATAGAAGAATCAAACTTAACGATTCAGAGCGAGGAATAATGCCATTCATTATAACATCAGACACTTCTAAGCAATACCTTAGAGAAGATGACGCAGTAAAAGGTTTTGAAATTGCAGTAGGAAATGGTCAGAGCCGTATGGCTCTTACAATTCTTGTTGACGTGATCAACGGAATCATGGACATCTTTAATGCTCTTGAAGATGAATTAGAATTAGAAGAAGAAGAATCAGCACCAACACCAGTTGCTGTTGAGGAGCCTAAGTTGCAAAAGCAAGTTCAAGTTGCAGAAGCTGCAGAAGAAGAAGTTTTGCCAGTGGCTAAACCAGTTGCCAAAAAAGAAACAAAAACAACTGAAGAAAAATGAAACTAATTATAGGTTGTCCTATATATAAAAGAGAATGGATTTTTCCATATTGGGCAATGGCTATTGAAAGACAGTCAGTCCCTCTTAACGATGTAGGTTTTATTTTTGTCGTATCCTCTTCCGATCAAGGAACTATTTCCATGATTAATAGATGGAAAGAAGTTTCAAAAAATTCAATTGGATTTGTTGACATTGTAGTCAAAGATGATCTTGCTCACCATGAGCACGATCCCAAGTCTAGACAGTGGACAATGTCTAAGTATCACAATATGGTCAGTTTAAGAAATACTCTTTTGGGTGAAGTAAGAAAATATCAACCAGATTATTTCTTTAGCCTAGATTCAGATATTATTATTCACAATACGTCAACTATAGAATTGTTAATAAGCCACATCAAAGATGGGGCAGACGCAGTTAGTCCATTGATGTTCATGACACCAATTGGAACAGATTTCCCAAGCGTTATGACATGGTTGGACAAATCAGGCGATAAGGCCAACAGAGCTAGAAACTATCCACTTGGAAGTTATTTCAAGTCAGATATTATTATGGCTGCAAAAATGATGTCAAAAGACACATATAATAAAGTTGATTACGTTTTTCATTCACAAGGAGAAGACCTTGGATGGTGTGCTAATGCCCGTGAAAAGGGCATAACAGAGCTATATTCAGCATCATATATATATGCCCCACACATTATGCACCAAGAAATGCTCGAAGCCTTTACTAAGGGTGGAGATCCAAGAATTTCTGTTGCATTTGAAAACATGGTAAAAATATGATATCTTTATATAAAATTGTTTAATGTTATAAAAACAAATTTACTATATATACAGATTTTAAAAAATGGAGAATTAAATGGCTTTTAACTTTGTGGAAACCTTTACGGTTCAACTGCCAGATTTCACTGATGTAGATTTGAATTTCTCAGAATCTCAAAATGCAAACAAAGGTTTGATTATTGAGGTTGCAGCTATTCATGAACGGATTGACTGGCAACTATAATAACTATTCTGCAATAGAATTAGAAAAAGCTCTCCAGTCATGGGTTGAGCCTTATCCTAAGCCAATTATTTTGAATCATGATCTTAACTCAGAGCCTATTGGCCGTGTTATGGCAGCAAAGATGGATAAAGAAGAAGATGGTTCACATTTCGTTCGTTTACAAGTTGCAATCACTGACCCAGTAGCAATCCAAAAAGTTCTCGACAAAAGATACTTGACAGGTTCAGTTGGCGGAAGAGCTGGGAAAGCAGTCTGCTCAATATCTGGAGACGACCTAGCATCTGAAAGTGCTGATGGCAGACCAAAGGCTCAAAAGTTTAAAAGAGGCCAAGTTTACAAGGGCAAGTTAGCATTTATCGACATGCAAGACATTTCCTTTAAGGAATATTCATTCGTCAACCAGCCAGCAGACTCTAAGTCTGGAGTAAGAAAGTCTTCTTCTGGGGATGTTAAAGTAGAAAACTCTTCAGATGACTGGGTAGCAAGAAGTTCTGCATTCGTACTTAATATGGATGAAGAAGATATATATTCAGTAGAAGAGCATAAATCGATTCTATCA